ATCGCTTGTTTTCTCGGTTTTCCTGCTCTTAATTCTGTGCGAATGTTCTTGCTAATTGATCTGGCCGAATATCCCTTTATAAGAGGCATTACTTTTTCTTCTTCTTTTTCTTCATAGAAGATTTAACTGATTTCTTTGGTCTTCCGACTTTGCTTCCGTATGTTCCTTTTCCTTGTGGCATGACTTCAACCTTTCTTGATAATGTTTAAAACATAATAGTTCTAACATACCGAATTTAAAATTAAAACCGATAGATGCGTATTGACCACAATAACATTTCTGGTCTTTATTGCGTTTGGCATGACTCCAACCGCAAAAGTCTATACTATTTACGACTTTTCCTTTTGGATGCTCTTTTGACGATATCTTTGTCATACGTTGATGACCTCCCCCTGCTTATTAATTTATTAACTCTAGCCATTGCCCACTGTTGCATTCCTATTCTTGGTCTTGATCCGCTAGAAAGATAAGCACCTTGTCCTCTTCGATAGGATGCCTTTAAATCAGTAAAGGTGAATAATTTAGACTTCTTTGCTTTTGCTTTTAATGTGGCGATTGTTGTTGCTGATAATGGTTTTCTTCTAACCATTAATCATAATCTTCTAAAAATAAACTTAATGATCCAGATACAGATGTTGTCGCATCTGCCTTCGCTCTTAATTCAATATCTGTTTTCTCTTCTACAACAAAAGGAATAACAAAGGTTTCAAATAACGGAACACCAAATGTTGATTGAAAACCTACGGTATTCCAAACATTCCCATTTGATACTTGTTTAGTTAAAATCTTTGCTTCAATTTCTTTCTGCTTAGATGACCCGATAGATGCTTGAACAATATACCCTCTTTTTCTTCTAGGGATTGTATAAATTGCTGATAGAGAAGAACCATATCCAACAGATACTGTTGCCACTGTTTGACTATCTACTGTAGCAGTTAATGTGCCTACATTAGCATTACCTGTATTAGCGGTAATCATTCTAATTGAAAATACTCTGATAAATGTTTCAGTTGTAGCACCGCCTCCAATCGTGGCGACTGCAGTTTGTAAATCATAATTCGCATCTAATCCAGAAACTAGAACTGTTCCTGTATTATCGGATGCAGTATCAGATGAAGTGACTGTGCAACCTGTCGCAGTGCTAGGATAAGTCGGAGTTCCTCCTACACCCCAAACTGTTTCAAATGATGTTCCAACGGCAGTATTATATCCAAATTGCCCTGCAACAGAAAAATCCTCTACTAATCCTTTAGTGACCGAGATACCTAAATCAAAACTAGGTGGATTATTTTGAAATTGAAATCCCATTATATTTTAGTCCTTTGCTTTAATAATCTCATAGGTATTTGTTTACCTGCTTTGTATAATTTTGCAATCCTTGATAAAAGAGATACTCTCTTGCTTCTCTTAGATCCTTTTAATCCAGACAGATATTTCTTAGGAAGTCCAGATTTCTTATCTTTGGGAACTTTACGCTTCGGCAATTTCTTCACCCTCTATTGTTGGTGTTGAAAATTGGCCAATCGGTCTTGTCTTTGCTTCAATCTCTGCGTCTATATTTGCAATCTTTTCATCATCATCAATAACCGCTCTAGCAATCTGTTTATCAATCTCTTTAGAGAATGTATCGGATTGAACTCCAGATGCTTTTGCTTGCTGTAAGAATTGAAGGTCGGAAGCATAATCTCTTACATTAAACGAATCGGGATAAATGATTTCACCGTCAAATGATGTGCCTTGCCATTTAGCATATAAATCGAATATCTGTTCTTCAGCATTTTGAAGATAATCTGCTTTTGAAGATAATAGAGAATTAAGCAGTTCAAATTCTGTTCTTAATGCTACTCCCGAAGTAATTTGAGTCTTTGTATTTCTAACTGCTCCCATGTGAGAAATTCTGTTGATTGCATCCACTTTTGTTTGAATTGTTTTCATGATGCTTTCTAATGATTGAGAAGAAGGTTGAATGATATAAGGTTTTAATTCTGGTGCCATATCTTCGGGCATTTCAATTATAGAACCTGCACCTGCTGATGCTTCTACATTAGGGGTTTTAACTAAGGAAGGGTGATTGGATAATCTGATTAACTGCTCAATCTCGGAATAATCGTTATAGATAGATTTTTGTAATTCAGCTACATCCGATAAATCACTAATACCGATTCCTCGCTTTGATGTTCTTTGGTTATATAAGCAGACTGCAGGAATCTTTCCCAATGCATTCGGTTGCTCATCAATCTTAATCGGTTTCTTCGTTGCATAATCTAAAGTGAAATCTTCAATCTTATATGTTGTAATATCTTCCATTGACCAGACTTTAACAATTGCATCTTTGCCCATCATCTCTTCAACAACAGTCAATGATGTTAAATAATAACGGCCGTTGCTTGCTCTAGTATATTCCCAATTGGTAATATTCTCTGGAGTATAAATTGATATATATGGTCGGATATCTTGATTTAATTCTTCCGCTCTTGTCTTTGCATTAGATTGAGGTTTATCTACAATCAACCAACAAGTGCCATAAACAGAGGCATTGACCTGTGCTTCTCTAATAAGATTGTTATAATTTCTTCCGTCAAAATCAGCATCCATCATAAACGCTTCTAATTGCGGATCGCCTGTCAATGATCCAAAATTTCTTGTGGGCGGAACTCTAAATAAGAATGAAGAATAAATCTGAACAACGTTTCTGCAATGATTATCAAGCGGAGTAAATTCCGCTCTCTTCATATATTCTTCTTCCGTCTCTAAAATATATCTATTAAGGAAATATCCATTCTCATAATCCTGTCCGCCTAGATAAGACCTTACGTGAAAATTCCAATCATTGACTTTCATGTCATAATCGGGGTGCTTATCTACTAAAAACTCTCTTGTATAATTTGCCATTAACTAAATCTCTGTGGTGCCGAAGGAGTAAAGGATCTTCTCACAGGATATAAATACTCTATAAAATAACCAAGAGCATCATTTGTGTGATCGTAATTATTATCCTTGTCGGGTATCACCGTATTTTCCTTGTATATTTGTCTCTCTAATGCTTTTACCACGTTTTTGCAGTTATTTGCAATAAATAATGTTCTCTTCCCATTTGTGTTTTTTAATTTTGTATTCACTGCGTTGATCCTATCTCTTACAAGAGGATGTGCGTTTCTTACTCTTAAATTAAATCCTGCATTTTTCAAGATCGCTAAATCAGTCACGCCACCCGCAGATGTCTTTCTTTGCTTAGAAGCAGGATCGGGGTAAATAAATATATGCTTTTCTTTATAGCGACTTTTAATTTCTTGCACCATTTCGTCAGTATTTGAAGAATAAATTATAATCTCATCATAGATATAAATATTATCGCCTTTAATCTCAGCGACAACAGATGTCATGGGATCTATATTGAAGTCCATGCCGATATGTATTTCCGCAGTCTCGGGAATATATTTATCAAGGACATTCTCTCTTCTATCAAAATTATAATATATCTGGCCTGCATAATTAACGAATCCTGCCATATATTCCTGTTGGAATGTTCTTTCATCTAAATCTGCTTTCGCTTGCTCTATTTCATTCGCTGATACTTGCCCGCCTTCTAATGTGGTGAATTGAAATGATTCCCAATTCTTGTCCTCTTTCTCTTTGGTAAATAGATTGTAAGACCACGATCCATATCCTCTCGGAGTTCCGCAGAACAACGCTGACCCATTTCTGTCCGACAGTGTGGGGCGAAGCACCTCATACCATGCGTGTTCTTTTATGTCTGCAAACTCATCCATAACCAAGAAATCCAAACCAACACCCCTTAATGAATTTTCATTATCTGCACCTCTAAGAGATATCTCGCTTCCATTCCTTAAGGTAATTTTTAAATCACTATGATTCGTCTTGCTGATCCACTTATGCTTCATCAATCTTTCCACTAATTCATTCCAAACAATGTCTTTAGCCATGCGGTAAGTGGGAGCAACGTACCAACATTTGCGGTTGGGATATCTGCTGAATTTAGCTAACTCTTGAATACAAAGAAATGTTTTTCCAAACCGACGCCCTGTAATTAATACTCGGAATCTTGCTTCGCTTTCTATTATCTGCCTTTGAGGTTTGGAAAGAGGCACTAATCAACCGACCATGCTAGCGGTTCATTGCTATCTGTTGCCATTCCGCCATCAGATTGACCTAACATTTGTTTACCAAGCCAGATGGCCATAGTAGAATTACCGCTCTCGGCAATCTTCCATTGAATCTGTCTTAAACGCATTTTTCCCATGCTTCTACCTTTTGTGAGAAATTCCGAATAACTCTTTTCAATAAGATCCGCACTGCATCCATAAAAGTCTGCGATTTCTTTATTTGTGCATCCATAAGACGCCAATTTAGTGACTTCATCCCCCTTGATATCATATACTTTTGGTCTAGCCATTTTTTACCCTCTTTTCTTGCGTAGAGTGTACGCATTTCCCTTATATCAATAATACTCACAATAAATCAAGTGAAGATTGGAGCGGTTGGATCGGAGTCGCACCGTCTTTCAAATACATTGTATTCGCCTATGCTCTAGCAACCGCATTTCCTTTATACATTGAGGCACCCATTTCTTTGATTTTTTCAAAAGGCATAATGGGAACTGTCAATCTTTCTTTAGCATTTTGATTAAGAAAGTAAATATATCTTAATTGATATCCTTCTAATCTTTTGCTTCCCGTAAAATCTCTTTTAGACGTACCATGCTTGGCCACAATCTCACCATTGGGCAATCTATGAATCGTAGAATTTTTATTGATTCCAATTAATTTAAAACCGCTTGCTCTATAAATTGTGCCGTCTCCACATTGCGTGCCGTCTGAAAAGGATAAAACCCATTCTATATTTGGATAATTTTTTTTGATTAATCGCATAGCTACGCCGATTGCTCTGCTTTCACTATTTCTTGGAAGCACCTCATCAAATGCCATTCTATTTAATTCCAACATATCATTCCATTTCGTATCTTTTACAAGAGGAAGAACTTTTCTTTTATCAATAGGATTTCCGAATTGCATTGCTCCATGAAGAACCCCATCTAAAAACACTCCAAGATGAAGGACAGAATTTTGAACAACCTTTCCCGAATAATGAATTCTTTTGACTATTTCGTTTGCTTTTTGAGATGTTATAGGTTTGACGATTATATCTTTAGCTGACTTTGTCATTGAATAACTTGCATATTTCTGTGATTGCATTCCCGTTTCTATTATCATTAACGGAATCGTCAATATTCTGCTTTTTAATATATTCTAATGCTTCTTGAACAATGGGAACTTGACTTTCATGAAGAGTAAACGTCATTTGCTGATAAGGTTCTTTTTCACCCGATTTTAAATCGGGCAATTCTGCTTCCGCATCTTTTTCATAAGTGATTATGTTTTCTAATTCTTCGGGAGTGAATCCTGTTAATTCTAAATCGTAATTCACATCTAATAAATCCGCAAATTCTTTATGAAGCAATTTATATTCCCAATCAGAATACTCATTCGTTTTATTATCTGCTATTCTATACGCTTTTGCTTTTTCTGGAGGTAAGTCGGCTATAACTACCGGAACGGTATCCAAATTTAATAACTTGCTTGCTTCAAACCTTCCATGACCAACAATGATTGTTCCCGCTCTATCCACGACAATAGGTTGCTGAAATCCAAATTCTTTAATGGATTGTGCTACTTTCTGGATATCATATTTCTTTCTTGGATTCTTTTCGTAAGGTTTAATATCCGATAATGGTCTTTGATAGATTTGCATTAATGAACTGTGGGTGTTTTATGTAATTCCATTCCTAACATTTGCATTGCTAATTCCAAACTATGCTCTGCCTCTTCTTTAGAAGGAAACATTCCAAAATTAACATATGCGGTAAATGTGCCGTCATCATTTTCTACGATCATATAACTTTGTGGTTGCGACATATCAGATTTGTTTTTTTGATACTTCAAACTTAGTTTTTAATACTTAGATTGCAAGAATGAATGTTTACCATATTACTA